CCGTTGTGCACAGCTTTGCACAGAGATAGGTAGCAAAATTACCAGTCAACATGTAGCAGACGATGGTGCAGCTGCAGCAGATTTTGAAATACCTGGTGTAGACAATAGAGAGTTAGCTCTTTGGATTAAGAATGAATTAGAGTTTGATCAATTAATATTAGAATTTTACAGAGACAACGAACCAACATCAGGCTGGATACATTGTTCATATTCATCTAACGCAAATAGACAACAATCATTGCGTGCTTTCAGAGAAGATGGTAAGGTGAAATATAAACCATGGTTAGAATAGGACAATTAGAAACACAAATAGTAACAGGCAACTGTCCAGAATGTAGAACAGATACATTACTGGTTAGTTTTGATCCCGGTATGTATAGGTGCGTAAACTGTGGACATGATTTAGAACAGAAAGTAAATGGCGTAATTAAATATGTCATTGCAGATAAAGAAACAGGTTTTAAACTCAGACACTTAGACGAAACTAAAGATGGCTAAAAAGAAGCCACTCTTTGGCGTAAATACCTACATTAAAAAAACTCCCAAGAAAAGGCCCGGAAAACATGCGAAGAGTTATGGCAAACGTATACCTAAGCGTAAGCCCTACAGAGGCCAGGGCCGTTAGTGTTCTGGAGCATTATTATTTTTCTATTCTGGGTTGATATTATTTTATTTTTAATACTTGCAATTGGTTCATTCCTAGTGTATGTAGGATAAAAGAAAGAAATATATGAGATATAAATATAAAATAACAGAAGGCGATCAAACTACAGAAAAAGAGGCGATGAGTCTTAAAAAGATGATGAAAGGACTAGATCCCAAGAAAACTTTTATAGTGGAATATACTAACAAAAAAGGTAATAGTCAGAAAAAGATTATTACAAATGGAAAACATAGTGACTATAACTTTACTGACTCTGACACTTCTCGGTAACATAGAGATGACAACACTCGAAATACCTAACACAAGGGAGCACTACGATGATCTTAATTGGAAAAAATCTAATTCACTAGTGTGTAGTAGTTGGTATCACACTAACGTCGCTGTTGAAAAAAATAGAAAGTACAAACCTTTTACAAAACAAAATATTTATACCCACAAGTACAAAGGTAAAACTGTTGTTGGTTATATTTGTGGAGGACACGAGCCAGAATAAACGAACCTATCTCAACGAGGGATACGGAGATAGGTTATAAGGTGAGAAAAGATGACTTATTTTTGCCACATTTATGACACAATGTCAAGTCTGATTAGACTCTTTGCAGATAAACGATACAGTGATTTTATCTCTGTTGACTATTACAGGTCCTATTCCTGTCATTAAATCTTTAACTTCTTTTAAACCATCTTGGGCACAATCATACCAATTATTGTATACAACCTTATGGCGAAGCTCTGGTAAGCAATCACCGTAAGCGGCAGCACAAACTTTTATCATCATAATGTATTTAATCATTGACATCCTTTTAGGATTATCCTATAAATGTGTGAAAGGAGAATATATGACAGACACTACAAAATACAGAAATACCTCTCTTAAGAATCAGGTATATACTGCAGGACATTTGTTGGCAAGAGAAATGACCCCGGGACTTGCACTATCAATGTCACAGACGATCGAATTATTAATCATGGAAAAAATAAAGGAGTTAGGTTTAGAATCTAAACTATCTTCATACACAAAACCAAGTCGAAGACCAACAAAAAGAAAGAAAAAGAAAAATGGCAAAGCATAGGCAACCATTTGCAAACAACGACGTTATTAGATTAAGTGAGTTTACCAAAAGTTCAGAGCAAAGGCTTTGGATTGCAGTTCTAGCTAAGGCTTTTGATGATGCCTTCTATTCAGCAGATGAAGGGGCAGCGTTAGAGGCTTTACGTTGGATTAAACACGGTAGAGATTTTAATATGGTTTGCAGAATGGCGGGGAGAGAAGGCACCTACGTTAAAGAAAGAATGTTAAATAAAGTTATTGAAAGAGAGGCAGCGATAATTAACAATCATGTTAAAATTAAAGAGGCCACTAATAATATTTTAATTCTTAAAAACGAAGCTGCTAAAGCAAACATAAGAAAACAAAACAGAAGGGACTACAGTTATTTACCAAAGTATTCACATACGTATGTCGACAGGTAGACGTGTATGTCCAGAATGTAAAGGTAATGGTTTTTTGAAAACATCGATCGGCAAAATAGTACAGTGTTTAAATTGTTGGTCAGAAGGAGAAATAGATGAAAAAATTTGGGCTAGGGATTATGATCCTATTATTCCTGATGAGTTGCAGTCAATCAAAGAAGATTGATAAGGTTACGTGGGATCCGATTAAAGCAATGGTTAGGATAACTTTTGGACAAGTTAAATGAAGAAAAAAGTTAGTATAAGTTATATAGCAGGTTTATTTGATGGTGAAGGCTGTATTACTACAAGCAAGATTATGAAATACAATCCAATCATGGATAAAAGATATCCCTGCACTGCTATAAGAATGGAACTGTCTAACACAGATTTTGGATTAGTTAATTTATGTAAGGCTTATTTTAAAGAGGGTCATGTCTGTGATATCGCACCAAGAAAGAAAGGATACAAACCACAAAAAAGATGGCAGCTAACACACAGACAAGTGTACAGAGTTTTAAAAAAATTGTTGCCGTACTTACGTAACAAAGATAAAATTAAAAAAGCTAAACTTGTAATGAAATATTATGAAGCATAAAAGCATGTCACAAATGAATAAAGAAAGAAAACAAAAAAGTGTTTTTAAAGATAAAACCATTAGCAACGAATATAAAAGAGGTGGTGCATACAAAGCAATGTTGGATATGTTTGCTGATCATCTAAGTGATCAAGAGTATGCAGAACACTGTAGAAAGTTTTTCAAAGGAGACAATGAAAACAATTCCTGATGCAATAGATGATATTAAATATTTTTGGAAGAAGACCAAAGATGTTTACTATAGATTCTTTGAACACTACGGTAGTAAAATGAACGTCTATGGCTGGAATAAGCGATGGAAGAACAGAAAGATAGGGACAGGTTACGGTAGACAGGATGATTGAACAAGATATATTTTCAACGTTAATATTAGAAGATAATCCTAACCTAGACGTAAAAGCAATGAACGACTATGCATACGAACTTAGAAAAAAAGGTAAAGTTCATAAAAATCAATATGCCTCAAATATAGGTGGTCAACACTCTTTAAATTTAGATTTAGAGGAGCCTGTACTACAACCTTTAATTAAATCTATAACTAAAATGAGTTACGTTTACTCCAAAAAATTAGCAGTTAAAGAAGACTTTGCATTGGGTATAAGTAATATGTGGTTTATAATTAATAATTATAAAGATCATAATCATCAACACACACATCCTGGTTCTTATTTATCGGGTGCTTTTTATAGTAAAGCAGGTGAAAAATGTGGAAACTTAGTATTAAAAAATCCAAACCCCAGAATTGAAAGCTATTGGTGGCCTGATTATTTTAAACATACCACTAATTTTTATAGCCCTGTTCGTAATGTGAAACCACAGACAAATAGAATTATAATGTTTCCATCTTGGTTAGAGCACTATGTTCGACCCAATGAAACCAAAGAAGATAGAATTGTGTGGTCTTTTAATTTAGAATTAATACAGGAGAAAAAATGAAAAAAGAAAAACAATACCCAAAAGATACAAGAACAGAAATACCGGTAACGACTCACAACTGGGGACCTTGTCTTGTTAGAATGGGAGTCGATGAAGGTCTAAGAATGATACTAATAGACGAATGGAAAAAGAATAGAAAAAACAAAGAGTTAGACTACAGGAAAAATTTAGCGGGGCAACTGGACCACGAAACAGGGTACTCTACAGAGAGTAGAAAAAGAATACTACCCTATCTTGGTAAATACTTTCAGATATACGATCAAGCTCAAGCCAGATTTTTTCAAAGACAACCACAAAATCCTAATTATGTGTTAGCTTCTCTTTGGATTAATCATCAAAAGAAACACGAGTTTAACCCACCACACGATCACGATGGCACATTATCTTTCGTTATCTATCTACAGGTTCCAGAGATGTTAAGAATAGAAAATGAAACTGGACAGAAGTTTTCTAAAAGCTGTGGTCCTGGTGGTATACAATTTGTTTATGGTGAGGGTATGAGAGACGCCGTAAATTTTGTATCTCATTTTCCAAAAGAGTTGGAAATGTTTATTTTTCCTGCGTGGCTTAAACACTGGGTGTGTCCTTTCAAATCTGACTGCACAAGAATTAGTGTGTCGGGTAATGTGTACGATATAACAGCCACAAAAGGTTTAGTTAAAAGTGAAAGAGTGGCGGTAAAATCTTGAAAATTATAAAAAACTGTATACCAAAAGACAAACAACAGAAGATTATTGACGCCATGTTAAAAGATAATTTTCCCTGGTTTTACCAATCTGATATTACGGATAAAACTAAAAACAATCAAGGTAGACCCGGGCTATGCCATAGCTTTGTTGATAGAGGTAAGGTTGTAAGTCCGTTTGTAAATGTAGTCGTGCCTATACTAGAACCGTATACAAAAAAGCCGGTCTATCAAGCAAGAACATTTTTACAATTTCCGTTAAACTTAAAGCTATATGGTAAGGACCATGATACGGCCCACGTTGATATACCGGATCCACACACTGTTTATTTGTATTATGTCGTTGATTCGGATGGAGACACTTTGTTTTTTAAAGATAAAAAGATAGTAAAAAGAGTTACGCCAAAACAAGGAACGTTGGTTATATTTGATGGTGAAACATATCACTCTGCCGAACAACCAAAGAAACATGTTCGTTGCGTTGTGAACTTTGATATAGAAAAACATGAGTATTAAATTATGAGACCTAGTGTATTTGTTGCAATGCCCTGTTATGACACGATGAAAGTAGAAACCTGTTTGTCATTGTTAAATTTATTCAACACGTTTACTATGCACAACATACCAGCTGAATTTAGAACGGCTAAAAGTCCTTATATCAGCCATTGTCGTAATCTATTGACTGCTGGGTTTTTGCATTCGAAAAAAGAATTTTTATTATTTGTTGATGCTGACATGCAGTTTGGTGCAGACTCTGTGTTTAGAATGTTGGCTGGTAACTATGATATATGCTGCACTCCATATAGATTAAAAGATGCAACTATGAAAGAGTCTTACCCCGTGTCGTTTGAAAATTATGATAAGATAGATGTGTCTCCGAAAGGTTTTGTTGAAATAACTGCAGGACCAACGGGACTGATGATGATTAAACGTAATGTGTTTGATAAACTTAAAAAAGATAATCCTGACTTACAGATTAAGTTTCCTGAAGAGAAGAGAAAGAATATTAATGCAGAGATCATGGGGGCCGAAGACACTAGCGAGAACCCGTCTGAAGATTGTTTATGGAACTTCTTTGATACATCGTTTGATGATCATTTGTTCAAGGGCGAGGACATTGCTTTTTGTGAATTAGCTCGTAAGTCTAAATTTAAGATACATGCGAACATAGACTCAACGACCATTCATCATGGACCATATGGCTATAAAGGTAAGTTTAGAGATGCTTTGGAGAAAGCTAAATGAGTATTAACAGTTGGAGCACCGACAATTCATACGGTCTTAGCCGAGGCCGGGAAAACTGTTGCACGTCGTCGGAACGCTCCTCTCACAATTATCAGACGTGTAATGGAACGGCTATTGTCGTTAAACGTCATGGAGGTCCTCACAGCCTCCATGATTAAAAAGAACGATAAATATACCTATGTTCAAGGCACACGGTTCATGGACCACGGTGCACGGAACTATGATGTTGCAGGGTACAGACTGCCATCAGTAACAACAATACTAGGGAGGACAAAGGATGATACTTATCTTAGAAAATGGATCGCTCAAAAAGGCAAAGAAGAAGCAGAAAGAATTAAAACTCAATCAGCAACGAGAGGAACTTCGATGCACAAATACCTCGAGAACTACGTTCTTGGCAGAGGCTATGAGGACCTTACTAAATTGGGTCAAGAGACTAAACGTATGGCTCAGAAGGTCATAGAGGTGGGTCTAGCACCCGTTTCAGAGTATTTTGGCTCGGAGGTCACGCTTTACTATCCGGGCCTCTATGCGGGCTCTACAGACCTTGTTGGAATACACAATGGTAAAGAAACTGTGATGGACTTCAAACAAGCCAACAGACCAAAGAGGGAGGAATGGATTACAGATTATAAATTGCAGGCTGCAGCATATGCTATGGCACATGACCAAGTTCATGGCTCTGCTATTGAACAATGTGTTATAATGGTATGTACTCCTGACCTATATTACCAAGAATTTAAGATTGACGGGGAAAATTTAAGAGCAGCAAAACATTTGTTTTTAAAAAGATTAGATGAATATTACAATTTAACCAAAAATGAAAAGGAGGTAGCAAATGGCACGTGAAAACATATACCAAGCTTTGATCAAAAGATATGAAGCTGAGATTTCTGATGCCCACACCAAGATAATGATGATGGTTCAAGGTGCAAATATAATACCTGAACACATTGATATTACTGGTGAGATTGATAAACTGCTGGCTAAAGTAGAAGCTGCAGAGTCAAAGATGGCAATATTGAAGCGTAATTATGGCACAAATTAGGCAGAGATGCAGACACTATAGTAATTATTTTCATAAATTTTTTTCAAATAAAAAAAAATTTAACGATGTAAAATGTCCATAATGTCAAAAAAGCTATATTTGACAACAAAATATTCGATTATAGTGGACATTTTAGGGGCCAAACTAGACATTTTATGGTAAATATTACTATACAAACGGACATTTTACATCCAAAAAGGACATTTTATGAAACGTAAAAAGAGATACAAACATGCAACCATAGGCAAAAAGAAGTATTACTTCTATAAAATTGTCTGGTTGGATCCGTGCGGGGACGCGGGCCATGCCGACATAGATGAGATGAAGAAGTTAAAACCTGCTACAATGGTTTCACAAGCTTACATCTTTGCTAAAGATAAAAAGTATGTTTGGACGTTTTGTTCTTACGACACAGACTCCGCTGTGTTCTCTGATCGTAACTGTTTCCCAAGAAGTATAATACAAAAGATGGAGAAGATTGTAAATTAAATGAATAAACTTAAAAAAATATGGAGAGATAGGGAGGTCTATGCCTTACTGTACAGAGAGTACATTATTGGTTTTGCAATAGGCTTTTTACTGGCTGCCATAATAATTTAAACTATGGGTATAAAAGTTGTTGATATTAAAAGCAGAATAATCAGCAGTGCCTCTGCTGTAAAGAGAGGGAAGGTTGACAAGGACAAAATTAAAAAATTAGAAAGTCAAATAGAAGATTTAAAAAACGAGATTGCTAATATTAAAGAAGTTATTTCTCGATCTTCTTCGGGTTGGGAGTGACGTCTATAATCTGTGAGTAGTCTTCTAAAATTTTTTTCATTTTTTCTTCTAACTCTTGTTCTGATAGGTCCTCTAATTTCCCTGTTTTTATTATTTTTCTGTCTATGTATAGTCCTGCTGCCTTACCACGATTGGTCTCGGCGTTCACGGCTGCACTCCAAGCACCCTTTTTCAAAGCACGTTCCCTAATCTTACCTAGTTCAGCCACGTGTCCATCATAAGTTACTTCGTATTTTTTTAATCTCTCTTCTTTAAGGTTACCTATATATTGCACAACGAGAGGGTAAAGTTTTGGATTGGTTAGTGTAGAACCCTCTTGTCTAGCCTGATCTTTACTGTAGCCAGCAAGTATGGCTGCCTCTGTTTTTGTTACAGGTCCATCGGGTCCTCCAAAGACCAGATGCTCTGCAAACCTTTTTTGCATCTCTGTTAATCTTTTCGGTAATCCCATTTCTTTTTTCCTATGCTGTAGCCAATAAGAAAGCTACAACTTATTACTGCCACAATTGCTAGTAAGTGCCATATTAAAAATCCCATATTGACTTTTTAAGCCAACAATCCTATACTGTCAAGTATGATGACAAATAAAGATGTCGAGGAATTCAATAAACAACTCGAAGAAATCAACAAAGACCCTAACTATAACGTTTATCCTAAGAGAGGCCCTAATGATCTAGAGCAGAGAATAGAGGACTTATTGAGAATAAATGTAGAGCACCACAACTTAAATGCAGAGCTTAGAAAAGACGTTAAAAAGTTAGAACAAGAGGTGGAGTTTTATAAGATACAATGCAAACAGCTGAAGGAAGAACGAGGTAAGTAGTGTACGTAAAGCACCTACAAGAGTATCTAGCTAAATTTACAGAGGGTAGAAATAGCATGCGAGGCAATGCTGTGAGCGATGCTAAAATATACATCATGACACGGAAAGGCTATCTTGAAGAGATTAAACGTATTGAAGTTCACGAAAGTAATAACCCGTTGGACACGTCTTTGCGTGTAGTGTTGAAGCCAAACAGAGAAGAAAAACTTATATTGCCACCAGGTTATATTAAAGATTATTAATGACATTGTTGGCTCGAAAACACCATGGGTCCAGAGGCAAAACTTTTTAAAAAATTTAAGAAAGCAACACCTAAAATATTGTGGCATCGCATAGAAAATTTAGCTATTCCGGGTATGCCGGATGTGTTGGGATATACGGAAAACTTCTTCTATTTCACTGTAGAGTTTAAGACCACTAAAGCCAACAAGCTTAAGTTCTCACCACACCAAATTGCCTATCATGTGGCTCATCCATACAATAGTTTTATCTTGGCAGAGCACCTCGGTTCGGGGAGCTTGAAACTTTATGAGGGGTCCGTGATCCGTGAGCTTGTGACTTCGGGCTTGAGGCTTGATGCTTGTGCCTCGGGGCTTGACGCTTGTTGCTTGAAGCTTGAGACTTTGGGCCAGCTTGAGGCTTGATACCGGAAAGATCTACATTAAAATTATGTGCAACGAAGCTACGCTTCATTGCACCTCCTTCACGATGATGAAGCTCACCATATCTGGCCTGTGCTCCAAGTGTTCAAGGCAGGTCTTTGCCTCTACAGCATCCTCGAGTTTGTCAAACCCGTTCTTGCATTTCTCCACTTCGGGCATGTCGTGCGAAAAGCCTCTAATGTATTTGAATTTTCTCATTACGAAGTATTTCATATTTTGTCCTTTCTGTTGCGGGTCCGCCGGGTTTGTTATGATCGCCCGGCAGCGTCCCAATCTGTTTATCGTAAGATTGCATAAATTCTTTTCATAAACATGATCCCATAGTATCCCAGATCCATGGTCCTGTCAACATGTTTGTGTTCATTTTGGGCCGCCCATAATGGACAGTAAGTCTATTGACATATCCCACAATATCCTTTATACTTGGACGGTGGCTGGGGTTGGGGCAGGGAGTATAGGAAAAAACCCAAAATGGACACTCAACTATAGGTAGAATTTTGCCGCTTGTGGCTTGACGCTTGCGGCTCTTGCTTGACGCTTATTTTTCGATTTCTTCTGCTACGAAGTTTTTGCTATCGAGGTCAAAGAACCAATCATCGCTGCCTTCCTCTATGGCCTCCGCAACGCTTGACGCTTCTACCTCTGTTTCCCAATCAATGTAAACTTTGTATTTTTTAACAGTCATAAATCTCCTCCAAATAATCGTCCAGTCCTATTTGATCACTAAAGTGGTGTTCACAGTAATCACCCCACCAGTAACCTTGGACCACGTTTCTTTGTAAGTTAACCCAGATACTTGGACCACCTCCCGCTACCATGAGCCGGGCAGATTTATAAGTTTTATCTTGGTGTGTGATCCATTCTATATCATAGACGCCTTCCATCCATTCGTGGGCGTTTTCTTTGCCGTCTGTTATTTGGTCCGCGATGTGTTTACACTGATCGCGAAGCTGCTGCTTGCAGTTGTCTTTTTTTATTGCACTCATGTTCTTCCTTTCTTTTGCCTGTAGCTTGTTTTAATGTATATAACCAACCATCTCTATTCACATCTTTTAAAATTAATTTAAAACATTTATTTAAAAAATATAGAGCCATATCGTAATCATCAAATTCCGCAATGATTGTATTTGTTTTATGGTCTACTATTGTGGTCATATTTGTTTCAGCATTTTGTCCTAAGGACAATTCATATATTCTTATCATATTTTTCCTTTCTGTTACCCGCAGCTTGTCACTTAATTGTGGCAAGCTTGTGGCTTGTAGCTTGACGCTCGACATTCTCGGGTGACGTCAAACTGCTGCCCACTTATCGATTCTACATGAGTCGAGGCATGGCCAAGCTAGGGGACGCGATTTCAGTCAACCAACCTAACTTGACCCCGTATCTAAGCTTTCCAGATGATCCCTGTTTTACAGCTAGCTACACTGACCACTTAGATACGGGCTCAAGTTCTCGTCTTAATATGAATATACCCTTGTATATCCGAACCCTCCTTAGCTTGGTTTTTTAAAACCAAACACAGATGATCAATATCCTCTGCAGTTTTAAATGCAAAGGAATTATCAATTACATTGACTGAGGACGTAACATCTATCGTTTGATTTATAGGTAGTTTAACATCTATCTTTTGTCTTTTCATTTTTTCCTTTCTTGGCCACGCCCCTACGGGGCGTGGCCGTTGTTAATTATATCGTTTTAATTTTTACTTTCCCAGTTGCATTTCTCCAACCATCGGCTTCTAGGTCCCAGTAATTTAAAACTGGTTCACCTTTCTTAGATACATAAGCACCCTTCTGACTTGGTGTTCCGTCTGGTTTATCGTAACTGCCTTTTCTCGTAATGAAAGTATTATATTTTTTAGCGAAGTAAGTTATATAAAATTTAGTCATTATTTTTCTCCTCCAGCTTTTCTATTCTAGCGATTAGTTTAAACACTATATCTTTTAACAATCCAAGATTGTCTATGTTACCACCGACTAGCTTTAGAATTTGTGTATCTCTGTCGATACTTTCTTTATTTGTTTTTATGTCCATCGTTTTATCCTTTCTAATCTCATCCTATATTATTTAGGATATATAATAAATAGGCTTTGTGTCCATTTTGGGTCGGAGTGTCCATTTTGGGTTTTTTGGAGAATGTTCCACGAACATTGTGGAAACAATACTGGAAAACCCAAAATGAACACATAACTATTGATTACTAATCCCATTTGTTATAGGATAAGTTAGAACTGCGAGAACTGGATTAGCCTCCTCTCGTGGTTCTCTGGGAATATGAGATTATAAGAACACCATATCCCACCAGATCACACCGCCTAATGAAGGCCGTCTTTCTGGTGGAGATTACCTCTTTACTCTCAATCCTTTCTGGTTTCTGGGTGGGCGTTCTAGCATGCGAGTAGTCCACCCTCGAGACCCAAAATGAACACCTAACTATTGATTACTAATCCCATTTGTTATAGGATAAGTTAGAAAGGACATATATGAAAGATAAAAAACCAAAATACAGAGTTCACGTTTGGAAAGCTGATGAGGATAATACAGAGTTAGTATTTGAAGCACCCGCTAAACCAACGTTAGAGCAGCTATATAAATTAATTGGCTGTGAAAGAGTAGAACGTGTATCTGGTTATGATACGTCTGTATCAAACAGAACGTTTGATATATGGATTGATGAGGAGGGCAAGTTTAATAGCCCCGTCAAAAATCTCCGTGCAACTAATGCGTGGTTCAGATGGATGCACAGAACGGGTTATATGAATATCCCCGGCGATCATATTACAGGTACAACGGTATGCTATAAAAAGATGAGTCAATAGACTTACTGTTCATTTTGGGTCGCCCCCTTCGGGGGCGGCCTATAGGAATATGTAGGATAAGTCAATAGGTTAGGTGTCCATTTTGGGTCGAATTTTTTATTTATGTGTCCATTTTGGGTCGCGGCCCTCCGGGCCGCCGCCCAAATTTCGCCACAATTTTTCGCGTCTAAAAATTTTCGCGGGCCTCGGGGCCCCATATCGCAACTCAACTACAGGTTGTATCGCCCCCCACCCCCAAAAAATCGCAAAAAGGGGTCCCACTGCTTTTGTATTTATGCTTTGATTTAGACATAGAACCCTGCTAAAAACATTTTGGTACCATGGACTTGAATAAGGTAAATA